CGCAGCAATTTGACCTGCTGGCAATCCTGCTGGTACAGTCCACCTGCCGCCATTATTCTGCGATATGACTGTGCTTAATGCCGTATCACCACCAGAAGCGCCAAAAGCATCAGAAACGGACGTATAGACGTTTTCTTGATAGCACTCCCTAGTTGTGTCATTTTCCTGTAGCGCTGTGCTAAATTCCTGTCCTATGAGTCTAGCCAATTCCTCCTTACAATCAGTATCAATATCAACAAGAGATGATCCCCCGCAATCCTCGCAGCAACTATCGCTCCAGTCTGCTGGGATGCCGCCAGAAATATCGACCTCAGAATTATTAGAATCAAAAGCTCTCCGACTACCATCATCATAATTCAAAACTCGGTAATCCTCAGAAACATACTCAACCTTCACCCTCGGGAAGCCCTGTGAAGCTGCATTCGTCCAAACTAGCTCCCCAGTGTCTAGGGTTGTGGCTGAAATGAGTAGGTTCAAATTATTAAGTATTGGGTTTATGATTACGGGCACACCAGAGGTGACTTGTATCGGTGTGCTAAAATCATAACGGATCGTCTGCAGTCCAGTCGGCAACAGCATTGGTGCAAGACTAACTGCACCAAAATTAAGCAAAAAGTTGTAAGGCGCACCAGTATCATTATTGACCTCCACCTCCAAGGCACTCACCATCCCACTCTCAGAGGGTATAAATGATATGTCAGTGACCCTAGCGGAAGATGGCGGAGTGTCATTTACACCTGCCAATCCGTCAACTCCACTACCCCCAACTTTATAACAATCCGTAGAGTGTGGGGATGGTGAAGACTCATTACAAGAAACTGCATTTTGTTCAGTTATCTGTACTACATCATTTGTTATTGAATCTCTATAAACAATTAACCCATCTTCAATACACCCATATGCCTCTCTGACTGGACCGGTCAATGTCGATTCTAATAGCCTAACTGAAACATTTACGGCCTCAGCATCTCTACCTAGAAAATCAAACCCTGTGGCCTGATTAATCACTATTTGACCCCAAGGGTCTGATGCATCAGGAGCAGTTGCATTACTTAATGTTGCACGAAGATTATTAGGGGTTACCAAGGAAAGTTGAGCATCAAAAATACCAGGAGTATACTGTATAGTACCATCAGACTGAACATTTGAAGTACCTGAGGCTTGATCTTGCAAAACTATTGGGTTTAAAACATCTCCACCGTTTGTTGGTGAAAGCGTAATTTCCACAGGGTTAGAAAAAGTAGAATTTAAAATACTATTATTAGTCCATCTAGTATCACCTGGCGTAGTACTAGAATAAATGATTGAACCACCTCCGCCCCCACCACCTACGACATTAAGCGTGAAAGTCGTGCCATCAGTTAAAGTGCCCGCACCACTATCAATAGGTATCAAATCACCAATTGGCAATAATTCAAGCTCCCTATAACAAATTTTACCAATGAATTTCTTATCTGCTTCAGCTATTCTATTAGCCAAATCTTGGTTGCATACTTCATCACACCCAGCGCCATCAACGACTTCACAAGGTTCAGGTTCAGCACCATCTGGTAACGAATCGATGATGGCCCCAGTTTCATTTGTCAAGGTTACAACTCCACCAAGTGTCGTTGTTCTAAAATATTTATCAATACCTTCTGTTACTAATCTAACTGCTGGGAATACCCCAGTATTTACTGGGCCAATTTGATTATTATCACTATTTCCATTGGACGTCCAAAAAATATCTGGATTAACTTCACCTTGTAACGTGATTTCATCTGTTAATGTTATGGGTGAAGTTAGCTTTAACTCATAAATCCAAGTACCTGGTGTCAAAACCCCTGGAGTAAACCCTAGGACTGTTGGCTCAGCTGTAATAACTTGGCTAATGAACTCAGTACCACTAACAGTCACTTGATAGGGTACTTCTGTCACACCTATATTATTTAATCTAACAAAAATAGAATTTACAACACCAGCATCATTCGGGAATATGGTAAAAGCAGTATTTGCATTTTCACTACCCGTTTCTAATGTAGCTAAATTATCAACTAACGCTGAAGGTTTACTAAAACACTCCTTAGACCTAACATCATTTTGATTAATAACATTAATAGACTCATTACAGATATTAGAATTAACTTTACAAGGAACAGACTCCCAGGCCGAATCAAAATCGACAATGTTACCATCAGCATCGGCACAAACTCTAGTACCATCTTCAAATAATCTACAAGAGAATGGAACAGGCTCAATTGTATTAGTATATACGCCAGTATATGCACTCGCCCCGCCACCTGAAAAAGAAGTTATATCAACCTGGATAATTGTTCCAGTAACAGAGTTCTGTAGATAAAGTGGGTCGGCATTAATTATTGGTGAAGTTCCACCACCACCAAATGTATTTTGAAAAGTATCAAAATTAACACCATCTAGACTATATAGAATATCCCCTAAGAAACCATTTTGAAAACCACCGTCACCGGCATTATTACCACCAGCACGAGTCAATTCAATATCATCAGCTATAATAACCCAAGGCGCTGCGTCACTACCATTAATGACTTCAGTTGAACCTGGTACTTGGTAGCAAAAATCCCCAACCGCATTTACGTCTTCAGGAAAATCGACTTGGCAAGCGCCAATGGTCGTATTACTAGGGTTAGCGCCTATGACTCTCTGTAAATTGAGGTCTAGTATTTCTGATATCGCTCCATCCTGATCATCAGAAATATGAATTAAAACATTTTGCTTAGTGCCATCATTTAAAGTAAAACACCCAGCTACATAATTTTTATCTGTACAATTCGCCATTATTTAAGCCCCTTGGAAACCTTGTTGACCATCACCCTCGGGGCAAGCTCCACATTCTCGCTTCTCCCCTTGATCTGCCCATGGAACAGGAACCGCGCCTGGTGCAGTTGACAAAAATAATTCTTCATAAGTAATTGCATTGGTCTCTTCATCGGTTACTTTACAGATGAATGTCTTACCAATCAATTCATCTAAATCACCATAAACACAAAACGCTGGGGCTAAGCTAGCTTCTATTCCCAATGGCATATCAGCCCAGTTTGTGATTTCAACACCGTCCGGTGTAATTAAAGGTGGTACATGCCCTGTCTCCAAAAAATCTGCAAAATCAGCGCCTCCAGCCCCGAAATTAAATATACTATTCTGACAGTCTTCTTCTTTACTCATTAGCTACATTCCTGCAAACGCTGCGTTCAACCCAGTTAAACTGTTTTTAATTTGATTCCGGTACACTGCATCTGCAACTGCATCCGGCAAATCCCAATCTCCTCGTTTACTAAAACCGGTCTCGCTACCACAATGAAACATTTCTACGCTTAGCATTCTATCAATAAACTCTTGGTTCCAATCTGCTTCTAATAAATTAATCTTAAAATCATTTATTGCCGTAAACTGTGAAGCTTGTGAAGATCTTCGCCATTTTTTAGTTTCTTGTGGTTGCACATCTTTCAACATCTCACTGGCTTTTACCTTTCTTTTGATAGGCTCGACAAGTATTTCTGTATTTTGTAGCATGTGCAATAATTGCTTACCCGAACTTTTATCCTCGATGGCCATAACCGACGCAGCGGGTTTGATAGAGTTGAATGTTTGGTGTTTTTTCCAAAAAGCAACAGCATTGGTTCTTAGGCCATTGAACTGCTCTTTAAAATGTATGAAGTCTAATATAATTAAACTACTATCTGGTAAAATACCAACACAAATGAAAACTGAGTCATCTGGCTTGCTAGATGTGCCCGGTTTCTCATTTTCTTCAGCTGTATCTGCAATAATTTCAATATATTCTATCGTGGTATATACATTTGTAACAATGTTAAATTGATCTTCTTTCCATATTTGTAATTCACCGTCCTTTAAAAACTTTCCTTCCCACACATAATCATGTAACGCCTGGTTAGCTTTTTTATGCCTCAACCTCAATTTATTCATGATCTCAGGGAACCATGGGTTATCTCTCCAGTTGCACTCAACTTTCAACATCTCACTTTGAACAGATGACTCATTGGCAAACTGCCATATAAAATCATCTTCCTTAACTTTGTTGAAAGTTATCCAGATTTCAGAACCTTCTCTCCTGATTGTTGGATCCAAATCCTCTTCAAATGGTTTCTTAGTTAACTTCTGTCCTTCCTCAACCCATACTAATAATGCACCTTCCATTGATCTGATAGCATCTGAATTATGTCTCAAGCCTTCAAAAACGAATTCTATATTTGTAACTTTATTTTTTATGGATTTATTTGTAAAAGAAAAATATTCTCTAAGGCCCAATAACCCTATCTGGTTTTCTAATAATTTATAAACAGATTTTTCTATAGACTTTTGTATTTCTCGACAACATAAAATATAGCCTTCATCATGCTCCAAGCCAAGGCTAAAAGTTTTTTGTATTAATTTACGGGCGATTGTCCAGGATTTACTAGATGATCGCCCGCCATAGGCTAGCTTGTATCTTTTCGGCTTATCCCAGTCCTTAAATACCTTTGGGTAAGCTACTTTTGTTTTTACCACTACTTAGCAAGTCGTGCAAGGTTTCTTGGCTTGGACCGCATTTGAACTAGCTGAAGTTCTACCTTGGACACTGACAGATGCCATCTGTGGGGAAAAGTTTAAAGCAATTTCTTTAGCTAAGCATTCATATTGTTCTTTTGGCAATGAAGAAACTTGAAAAAAACCAGAATACCAAAACTTAAATCTTTGATGACCCTCTGGGGTATCTTCAACACTAGGCACTGGTTCAATTTTACTTTTGCCGATATAAACAATTGAACCAGAATTTGAAATTACTGCTGCGACGTTATTAACGCCTAGCTCAAACTCCATAGTTGCGTTTGCAAATAACCCTATCTTAGGGGCAAACATCATTTTTATTTTCCCACTACAGTTACCCACTTCCGGTTCTTCCGGTTCTTCCGGTTCTTCCGGTTCTTCCGGTTCTTGAGATTCAGCCTGGTTGTCATCAATTGACGCGCTTTGCTTTTCATCTAGTAATTCCATAACCTGATCATTCACTTTCTTAGTAATCTTCAATGACTCTAGTATTTTATACTCATCACTTTCTGGTTCACCAGCTGATTGACGATATAAATTGAGTAAATCATCTAGGTTATTTATTCCTTCAGCCTTTAGTCTTGTTTCAAGTGCTTTACTAACTTTTAAGGGGGTATAGCTCATTGTTAATTCTCCAATAAGAAAAGTAGACCACTTAAATATGGTGCTACAGGTAATATTAAATTCAAAAATTTATTAATCATAGGAACATCTGCTTTGCCTTCCCACTTAGCATCATGCCAATACTCAGAATAAAATAAGCAGGCTGTAATCACCGCAATGGGGAGGAGTTGCCCAAGGAAGACCCCGATGATAATACAGCCTGCCAACCTCATATTGTAACAAGCACCACAAACAGTCGGGTTAGTTACAAAAAACCAAGACTTATGCACCCCTACCGGTACATATTGAATAATGTCAATCAAATCATACTTATCAGAATACCTGACGAATATAACAGACAAACAAATAATTAACCAAGCTACCAGATCAACGCTCATCATCTGGATCGACATATGACACCTCAAATGTAAAGTTATTACTCAAAGGAGCATCTCCTCCTTCACCATCATCAGTCACCACTTTGCTCTTGTTTTGTAGTCCAAGCTTCATGGCAATAATGTTCTGTTGAAATATCCCAGCCGTTGCCCCATTGAACTGTTGAGTCTCGATAAAATCTTCGATTTGCTCAATGATTGCTAATTTGGCCAATACTTTTTCATCATCACTTTCCTTGTTTAATGACTTAAATGTTCTAAAATAAGAATGAGACACACCCAGAAATAATAATAACCCTACTAGGGTATAAGGAACTTGCTTAGGTACTTCAACAAGCTCACCAACATTTGGACCAGATAAAATAGGTTTAACTGTAATGATTGGATTATCATCTACCCAATCAAAATACTTTTGCGCTTCTTCTAATAATTGTTCCGGGCTTTCAAAATGTCCTTTACACCCTGGTTCCTTTCTTTTTTTAGCAACCTGATGTAATTGCTGAGACTGCTTAAATTGCTTCATAATAAATCCTCTTGACAGCGCTTAATTTAACACTTGGTAAAATTTAAGTAAATAAAAATATACTATTTGATAGATTTATAGTAAAATAAGTTTTTACTAATTGAGAATAAATTATGATATTAATCACAACTTACCTAAATAATAAAAAAATACACCAATTCCTTACTGTTGATAAAAAACAAGTCAATCAATTCCTGAGTAGTTTTAATAAGCAAAAAGAATTTGATTTAGAAGATCTCAGTATAGATGACATAGACAATAACTACTCAATGGTTGGTTTCTTCAAACAAAACACAATCATGGTTGAAGGTCACCGTTTAGATGTCTCTTTGAACCGTTCAGAAATTAAAATTGATTATGATAAAGTTAATAGAATCCTAAAAGATGTAAAAAAGCTAAAGTAATCATGGGTTTATGCTGGTTGGTTCCCTGATAAAGTACTAGTACTCAGTTAAAGTACTCAGTTTCAAAAGATCAGGGAACCAACCTAAGTAGTTGTTTTTAATAAGGAATATACCTCTAGTACTCTGGTACCCTGATCTTTTATTATATTAAAATAAAAATAAATATATATAAATATACGCACCCCATGTGACCATGAAATTTCGCACGTAAAATTTTTTTACGTGTTTTTACGCGTGTTTCACCAACTTGCGCTTTTAGCCAATAATCAGGGAACCAGCACCTAAACCCATGATTTAAAAAGGTTATTTTTTTTCAGCAACTGGGTACCAGCAAGACAATAAACAGGGAACCAGTTGTTATAACTCATTGATTTAAAAAGCAAAAACCTAGTTACTAACAGGCATTTTCTATATAAACTAGCATCAGACTACCAGTTAAGTATATGATTTTGTTGATGTATTTTAGTTTTTTGTCATTAATTTTATAAACTTGAGTATTTTAGTTCTCAAGTAAGGAGTAATAGCTTATAATTTTAGTTTTACATAAGTTAAGAGGGTAGTATGGTTTCAAAGTGTGATAATAAGGTAAATTTATGGTCAAGAAATATTATAGAAAGTAGTGACTATTTTTTATTTAGTGATCTTCATTCTCATATAGAAACTCATCAACAAAAAATAACTGAAACGGCTCTTGGGCTATTTTTAAAAAGACAAGGATATAGAAAAGTCAGAAAAAAGATATCGGTAAGTGGTAAAAAAATAACAGTCACTTGTTATATCATCAATGAGCCTTTATTCGAGGGTATTGATGATAAAAATTGTGCAAAGGTGGCGCTTGGCTTGAAAACTATTGAGCAAGCCAAATTGGATAGCATGACATTTAAACCAAGTTTTATTGAAGGTAGTTTGGAAAGAAAATATATATCTGCTCCTCTTTCTAGGAAAGGCCCTTAAATTATGGGGCCTGACGTCATTTTTGTAGTAAATCTTCTTCCATTTTCCTAACGCATTCAGAGCAGTCTCCTCCACAGTTTTCATGAGGTAACATACCCTTGCCACATAAATAACACTTAGGAATATTAGCTTTATCCCCATATGTATGCCATTTTAGTTCACCTGATTCAAATTTTTTGGCAATTTCTTCCGTGCACATTATCCAAAACCTGGTACCATTTTTATGTTGTTGCTCGATTCTTCTATAAGTTGTGAAGGACAATCTGTCTTCTGGCTTTTGTTTTTGATTAACTAAGTTGCTGAATTGATTTGGTTTAAAATCTTCATCACAATTGATTCTGAAGTAATTGCCATCATGCTCACCACCGACAAATAATATAGTTGTTTTCATTATTTATATCTCCTTACTGGTATATCATTTTCAATTGCCCATTGTTCATAGATACTGCCTTTCATAACACCTACGAATTTTAACCATTGAATTCGCCAAAAGTCTTCATCATTCAGCACGTTAATTGACGATACAGGCTTATTAGTTACATAAAGTTCACCACTACTGTTAATGGTAGTATATTCCCAAACAAATCCTTCAAGCGATTTAATGAAACTATAGTCATCCAATACTTGTGGCTTGTTTAGGCTGGGTCTACATTTATAAAAACGATTATGACCACCTATTGTTTTTGAGGGAGTGTAAACATGCCTTAAGTGTGGGTTATTATCTTTCATATTAGGAAAATTGATAGTTGGGTCATGATCTAAAACGGTTTTTAACTCAGCCTTTACTTGACCATTTATAGAAAAAAACTCCATATCAAACCCGGTATTAATAAATACTTCTAACGGTGGTCTTTTCATAATCAACACTCCCATTCATCGGCTAAGCCTGTTACTTGAACCATATTATAATTACCTATAAACAACGGCTCATCGGTCAGCAGGTTTGAAACGCTGTTATTTTTAGTAATTCCTTTTACCCACATTTTCCTGTCGTCAGTTTTTAATTTAACCTCTAACCCATCAGGCAAAACTAGCTTGCCATCAGGATTCGCGATCCAATAGTCAGGGTGTTGGTATATACGGCAATGGGAATACGGCGTTTTATTATCTAGCCAAAATTCATTAGCTCCATTATCTTCACTAATACCTGTTAAAAAACCTCTAGAATTGACTTTTATATGATCCTCTCTTTCTTCCCAAAATTCACAAAGTACCTGAGTACCTACTATTAGCGCATAATCGATATTTCTCATTTTTAATTCTCCATCTTATTTTTAGTTGTATAAGTCATTACCCAATTGGTAATATTTGCCAGTCGACAATATTTCAGTGCGCCTTCTTCTGCCTTGGTTCTATTTTTAAAAATTAGAGGAGAGCAGTATATCAGCTTTTTACTAGAGCAAAATATAGTGTAGCTGTGCCCATTGGTGATGTACTCTGTGTCAGGTTGTTTGGTTATGACTATTGTGTGTTGTTTCATACTTATTCTGACAATAGTTCAAAAAAATGAAATACTAAACCAATATTTGTACCATTTTTCATATCTAAAGTTGATATGAAAGAAAGGACCCAATTATCTGGTACAATGTGCCCTGTTCCAATGGCTACTATTGTTCTATTAACCTTTGTAACATCTTTATCCAATAAAACCCAAGCAAAAATTTTATTACCTTGTTCAGCTATCGTCAGTATAGTAGCATCAATAGGTAAATTTAGTTCTGTTTTCGCCGATAACTCATATTTATATATTGTTTTCATTTTTATTTACTTTTTGATTTCTCTTGTTCAATCAACCATTGCTCAATCAATTTTGTATTCATGATATCGATTGTAGTTGGGTAATTTTTCTTTATATAGTCAAAGTCTTCACGAGTGAATCCCATGGCAGATAATAAATCCTCTAAGGAGTCACCTTTTTTGGCACTAAAATAACCAAGTAATTGCTGTTCTGCTTTTTCAAACATGGTTGCATAACTCATAATTTTATTCTCCTGATGAAGTTAAGTAGGTCTTTTTTATTATCAACTAAGAAATTAAATAGCTCTTCTGTTGAAAAGTTATATCTGCCTTGTAATCTAGTTTCTGACCATTCATTAAAGTCTAATTTTAGTTGGTGCTTCCTACCATCATCAATTTGCTCAAAAAGTTGATGATCTGAAGCTTTATAACATTCAATTTTTTCAACTTTTCTATGTTTAGGTAGGTTTTTTATGACATCTTCATTATCTATTATTCCTTCCTCGTCATTGTAATTTTCTGATGGAAAAAAATAAGCATGTTTGACGCGTCTAACATTCATTGAATCAGCACAAACTATGATAATATTATTTTTATCTTTTCTGACATTTTTTGGTACAATGCCAGTTAAAGTACCTTTTCTCAATGAATTTTTAGGTAGAGTATTTAAATTATTTGAGTAACGATAAGACGAATACCGAATAATTTTACCGATGTACTCATTATAGTTATTAGATGTTATTTTGATATAATTATAATTTTTAATAGTCACAATTTTATTCCTCTAATTTATTTTGTAAGTGATATGACATAGGTCATCATCAAGATTTAATGTTGCATAAAATTGGAATAAGTGTGTGCTATTTCTACCTAAATCAAAATCTTTATAAAATGCACTGACACCGATTTGTAATTTTACAACTGTTGTTGAATCTTCCAACTTTCTTGATGTAGCAGAAGTGAAGAATCCACCAATATGTATTTCCTGAAATAACACAGGAGTTGTATTAAATTTTTCTGTTTCTAACTGAATTTTTTTCTTATCTAAATCAACTACAAATGTTGTTATCTTTGCAGTAACCCTCTTTTTAATAGCTCAGATTGTAATTTTTGCTTTATTTCTAGAAGCTTAGTTTCTTTAATCTTGGTCATTTTTACCTCTTCTGCTGTCAGTTGACTGTAAAATTTAGTTTGTTGTTTCAATAAAGTTATTATAACGCAGTTTGAAGAAAAGTAAAAACTTTTTTTACTTATTTATATATTTATTGGAACAAAATCCTTTTGAAGTTGCGCCCCAAATGGTGCGGGCCAGCTGTCTCTCTTTACCATAAACCCTTCCCAGCATTCACCTATAGATATTATTTCACCTTCTTCATTTTTATAAGCGTATAAATTACCGGGGCTTTCTTCACTTGGTCCATCTGACAATTCTCTAACAAACTTTATGCGAGTCCCAATCTTTAGAAACATATCAACTTGTTGCATATTAAAAATCCTCTTTATTTTGTTCAACTAAGATCTTTGCTATTTCAGGTACTGTATTATCTTGGTATTTTTTTAAGTTACGAAGCAAGAAGCCTGAGACTGTAATCTTTCGACCTTCCATAGAAATTTTATGTCGAATTTTTCTGGCGCCAGTAACAATGACAAGTGAACTAAATTGCTTATCACTGATTTTAATTGATGGGAATCGTTGATCAAAAGAATCTTTAAATGTTCTAAATGAAACCATTTCATTATCACTTTCCTCACAATGTTCATTTACTTCATTGAAGTACTCTGGTAAGGATGTTTGTTGCTGTATCTCTAACTTGTTGCGTTGTTGGACAGCACTCATGGCTGGAGCACCATCAGGCGTGAACTTTGATATATCATAGTTGAGTAAGTAATTTAATATTTTTTCCAATCCCTGTTCAGCATGCAACCAGTGTCTATATTTTGTAAAGAAAGATTGTAGCTCAACTCTTTCTTTGTGTGTCATTGGTTGACCCGTTGTTTTTGATTTAATAATATAATATCGTCTGTCACCTGGTTCTATTTCAATAGGAGCAGGATGATTACTGGTTCCAATAAAACGAATAACATTATTAATATAATACTCAGGTACATTTTTTTCCTTAACAAGGAGCACATCATTTGTCACCTTCTCTTTTAACGCTGTTGCCAGCGCAGTTGTTTGAGTTGAACGACTGATTCGCATTTCTTCAATCATGACAACCATTTTATTTTTTAATGGGCTATTAAAATTACCCAACATATCTGTTGCAGGGATTGATGCAAAATTTGACATACCAACTAATTGACCTAAAATATCGCCTATGGTAGTCTTCCCTGATCCTTGGCCCCCTATCAATAAAATCATCCATCTTACTTTTTGTTCTGGTTTCTGAACAGCATGGGCCATGAAACTTAGTAAAGCAGATGTGGCTTCTGGTTCATCATCACAAATAGATTTAACATGATCTAAGAAAATAGAGACATCACCTTTAATAGATTCTAGTGTTGATGGCCTCCATGTGTTCCAGTAGGTGCTAGGTCCTTTCGTAGATATCAATTCTGAGCCCGGAAAATACCCCAAACCATTTAATTTGTGTGACATGGCCATAACGGCATTGCGTGACTTAACATCGAGCTGGCGAGCAAATAAATCATTCACATCCGTTCTTTTTAATAAGGTATAACCATCACACGTGTATCTTGACATTTCGGCTAAATAAACCAGGTAGGGCCATCTTTTTTCAAGTTCCAAACCTAATATTTCTTTTAAGTCAAAATCAGCAAGCGCTAGTAAATTGTCACTAAACCAACTCTTTACCCTATCAAAAACATAATTGGGTAAATTTTCCTTCAGTATTTTTTCACCAGCAACGGGCTGGCCATTTTCAAATTTTCTAACGGTATTACTGATTTCAGCTGACTTTGGGTCACCACCGGATAATTCGCAGATACCTTGAAGAGCATTCCGTATTTCATCTTCCTCATACCCATTCTTGAGTAAAAAACCAGATACGCCTAGGGCCAAGTTGCTTCTACTGCCCATCCCCCAATGACGAACCATGACATCAGCAAAAGCGAGTAATCGACCAAACTTATAAATCTCTTCCTCACTCTTAATAGTATAAGGTTCATTTCCTATTCGTTCAATTTTTAACCCCGATGGGTGTATTGAGCCAGAAGCTAGGGTATATTGGTAATTCCCTCTACCATCAACGCCCCTGACTTCACACATCATTTCCTTTTGTTTCAAATCTTCAGTTGGTACTGGAAATTGAAGCGTGGGAATTGGGTCCAGGCCAGTGTCAATTGCGTATAAATAATGCGTGACTATATCGCCTTTTTTTAGTTTTAAACAATCCTAGGTTATATGGTTGATTATCGAGTTTATTAAATTGCTCTATTATTTCATCGTAGCCATTATGGTCTAGCTTATTCCAATCTTTACCATGTAGTGGCATTTTTGATTTTGGCTTACCTGGGGTTGGGTGCCATCCCAATTGACAGTAAAAGTGAGCTTCTTTCTTGGTAGAGCTATTATCGAACTCAACTACTTTTTTTACCATTTTTGGTTTTCTCCGCTAGTGTTTACTTTTGGCGAAGAAAGTTTTAAAATTAAATTTGTCATTTTGTTAGTTTCCTCACTTAAAAATGATTGGTTATATAAGAGCTGTGTGACAAAAGCCCTAGACTTTGTTCTAGGGCTTTTTTATTAAATTATGTTTTCATTGAAGTGGCACTCTGTGCATTGGTAGGTTGATTTCAATTTAGACATTGGTAATTTACATTTGCCACAGTAAGGTTGCTTGTATTTAAATTGTATCGCTAAAATCATGTGATCGAGAATAGAAATAAAAATAAAGCTGAATGAAAAGCTAATACAACCAGCTACAAACGCTACCATTGTTTTAATTAATAATGTGTCATCAGTCAAAAAACCATGGAAAATACCTAAGACAGTAGGTATAAATAACCCCAGTGATATCAATATTTTCCTAATCATTTTGCGATCACCTTGTATAAGTCACCGCCATTTTTACCAGGGGCTACAATTAATTTTACCTGTTCCATTCTGTGTAAATACCGAGTGGCTCGGTCATACCCGATTCGAACCTGTCTTTGTATCATTGATGCTGATATTTGCTTCTTGGTTTTTGTAAATGCAACAGCTTGGTCATATAACGGGTCAAAATTGTGCATTTCACTTTCTTGTTTATTTAGTTTTGCCATATTGATCTCTCCTCTTGCAATTTTGTTTATGTGTTACTGGTTCTAAATGATCAGGGTTACAACAAAGTCTATTTCTACAAGTATGATCCAATTGTTTTTTCGGGGGTAAATAACCATTTAGACAAATCCACATGACTCTGTGAACAGCAGATGTATAACCATCAATAGATATTCTACCATACCCGCCACCAGCTGAAGACTTACCAGAATTTGCACCTTGCCAAGTCCAACAACCATTACTTTCTATTTTACAGTTTTTAAATATACGATTGGCTATTGATTTTTGTCTTTTGCTCAAAAATTTTATTCTATTGTAAAAGTCACATATCTGGTATGGTTTCATTTTCTGACACCATCTTCCCAAATTTTCATTAATATAATTTGAATATCTTTTATTGAAGACATCAAGTTCCCAATTTTTTCTAAAGCTATATATAAAGTTATAGCAGTGAAGATACCAGATTCTAGATAGGCCTGGTATAAAAGTAGAAATACTGCCAAGTAAATTAGTATCTTTTGCATTAAATAATCTCATTCTTAATCACTAGCCAGTTTGGGACACTTAAAACAACCATTTTACCCCAAGAGGTTTTTGGTTCATGAACCATATCATAGGTATCGATTATTTCAACCTGAGATAAGGGTAACCAACAATCTTGATTATCAATGGTAGGAATTAAAATGGCTTTCTCTGTCTTGGCTTTTTCAATAGCTTCTATAACAGTGTGGGTATTATCCCCTGATAACATTTTAGTTTTTTGTTCTTCAGTGGCATTATTGTACTTAGACATTATTATTTCTCCTCTGTTAAGTTTGGTAATATAAAACCCTTGTTCAAGTTATTTTTCACCATAATTAAAATAGTTAATAAATTTACATTATTTTTTCTTTTAGCGAAGGATAGGTAAGAAAATAAAATATCATCTGAACAAAAATTATGGTTAGCTCTTATATACTGCAATTGAAATATGCATGCGGACCTGTAATTTTTACCTTGGTTTTTAGTGTAAATCATTTTGACAATCTATTTCTATTTTCACACGCGACTTTTGCACCACGTTCAGTTCTAAACTGGCAAATAGTTTTTGGTTGCCCACCCATTCTTTTTTGTAGTACGTGCCATTTTCCAGTTGCTTCAATAAATTCATAATAAAATTTTTTATCTTCTTTCATTTTGTAACACCCAATTGCTCGTAAATATCTATTGCGTAATCGTCGTTTTTAAAGGCTCGCATACTAATTACGTTTTCATAGTCTTGAAAGCCATCGGTATACAGCTCTACTGACCCGACCCGTAAATTTTCGGTTATAAACCCCCACCTTCCAGATGGCAAATTTTTTACCTCTACTAGTTCGTCTATGCACCCTATATGCTCGTTAATAGCTTTTTGTATTCTTTTGTTTCTACTCATAAGAGTAAACCATTGCAAATCATTTGTTTCATAGTTTACTCCCGAGGTCTTTTATTAGATTCATCAAACCCCTTTTATATTTTATGGTTCCCCTAACTTTATACTTACCGGTACTCGGCCAAAAATCAGCTAAAGCTAGACCCCCATGCATTATCACTAGGTGTGAACCGCTGTTATGTGATTTAAAATCTATTTCGTTATCAATTAAGTATTGAGTGCTATAAGATTTATTATTTAATTTTTTTTGTCGGTTAGCTTCTCTAAAAGCTTTCCAATCATCGCCAGTGTCACCCATCAATGCTTCTCTCCTGGTAATGCAACAACATCAACCCTTAAATTATCACCTTTCATAGTAGACAACTGTTCCATAATGTTTGTTGCCATTATTTCTCCTCGCGTCATACTGTAACTTTTCATCGACTTATCATATAAAATCTGGACGCTGAACCTTTCATCTGTATCCGTATCTTTTATATCTTCAAAAATTATAATTGTTCTAGCCATTATATTTCTCCATCTTCTTCAAATGAACCATGTAGTTGTTTGCCATCAAAATCAACATGTAATATACTCACATCATGTCGATTACACCATACTTGTATGCCCTTTTCAGTGAAACCCGCTTGTGTTCTAGCCCAATCTTTTGGCGAAATGCCACTAGGCCTTTCCTCTATACACTTTGCACAATGCAAATATGCGGTGATTTTTGGTGTGTGTTCTTTCATGGCAGGATTACTTTTTTTATCATTCATAGGTAATCTCCTGTGCTTTTTATACCTTGTTTGATAATTTCTTCAAATAAAATATTTTGCATTTGCCGTGTATAATCACCTACTTGATAGAATATATGAATATATTCTTCTAAAATTGCTGAACAAAGTTCCCTGGGAGATGAGTCAATAATTTTAGAAGATAACCAAATAACCTCATTTGTTGTATCAGCATATGCTAGAACTCCAACGCCCAAGTGATCAGACAAGGAAACTTGGTAATCAATTTGGTAACCCATCTTAGTTAGGGAATTTAATGATTTTTCAATTTTTTCTGATTGCGCATCCGTAAAAGGTTTTTCTATTATTTTATTTCCTGTTTTAGCTTTTCTTAATCCAATTGTTAAGGCTGATTGATTAACAATTTCAGTCATTACTGGATTTTCTAGACAATAATTAACATATGTTTCTGTAATATTATTAGTACAATTTAAATAATCAAAATCTATATTTCTTTCAAAATATTCTTCAGGTCTAGTATGAATGAACCATTTTATCAGATTCAAGTTATTTGATGATGTGCACCAGTCGGCTATGTACCGGTGTAAGACCCCAAACGATTGTAATGTCCTGTCTTCAGTCAACGCTGCTTTTTTCAAGTTATACGTGTAAAAAGACGGTTTTTCTAATTGATAAACCCTAATACCTTGGTAATAAACAAAGTCACTTTCACCTTCTCTAATTTCCAAATCACTTGTTTCATGAAGTATTTCCCTGTGTCCTGGCATAAATACATCATGGTGGTTCACATCTAATTCTGCATAAATGGTGGTTTGTCCTTCCTCCCCAATAACACCATCTTCATCCATACAGTTAGAAGATAACTCTCGATATACTTGCCATAGATCCCAGTTTTTACCAAAATCTGTAGTAAAGGGCAATAATATTTCTTTATCAGGTCCACCAACTTTAGACTCTTTACAGAATATCTGCATAAATTTTTTATCGCGGAAAGTTATTTCTTTTTCAAAGAAAGTAAATTCTGCTAATGGTGTCTTTATGCTTATCTGTAATTTTTCTCTTATCATTACAGCAATTGCATATTTCAAACCGGTGCCAAACTGACCGATCGCATCATCCTTGTTTTTTGCACTTAACCCATAAACCATGAAAGACATGGGATCAAGAATACCAGGATTACCAAATATTTTTGTGTTAGACATTTTATTCCTCATTTTTAAATTAGACTGTAATATTAATTTTGTAAAGCTAAACAATTTTCAAAGTGCGATAGAAAATCACCATTATATAAATCTTGTTGCTTGATAATTTTCTTTCTATAGTTATCTATGCTAAATTTATTAAATGGCACACCATCATCATCTTCTAGCTTGTATAGTAGATAAGCTACTTGTTTTTTAGTCCATTTAGCTTTAGTATCCTTGAACCATTTTTTAATAGTATAAAATTCTTGATCTAATGAAAAGTTATTGTAGAATGCTCTAGGAATGTATAAAGTATCAAACAAATTTAGTAATATTTCACCACTATTAATTTCTACTCCACCGCCCTCAATAGTTTCTTGAACCATAGAATCATCAACTATACTAACTTCATGGTGCCATAAATAAGCGCCAGTTTTTGTTAAAAACATGGGTAAGCCCTTTGATATTGGATTTTGGTAATCTATTTCAACCTCAATAATACTTGCTTGCCTTGGGCCATTTTTAACATTTAAGTGCTTGCCAATTAAAACCATACAGGAACTGCCCAGTTCTATTATCTTTTTTAGTTTTTTTCTACTTATATCAAAGTGACTTGAAATTGAGTGGCCATCCAATTGATAGTTAACTTCAAATTCCGAATCAAGTATTTTCTCTCTGACATACTCCCAAGTTTCTAAATTATAAAATTTTAGGTATCTTGGGTGCTCTTTAGCTATATCCTCCTTTGTTACTATACTATTTATTACTGGACCGAATTTTGGAGTAATAATCCTGCCATCTTCTGTCACAGATTTTTCTATAATTTTTGCAAGCTCTAGGAACTTTTTTTTAGGTTTTGTTTTACTAAGTGAAAACTTACTTAATGTTTTAAGGCCGAGCTTTTCTACACTGTCAAATTCTAGTCCTATTTCTTTACAGAGCATATTTTGTACTAACCCAATTGCAGTTGCTCCTCTCCTTGTGAAAAATGACATTCCAGCTCTAGTATCATTTATAGCATCTTCTCCTGCAGTTGTCACAAAAAGGTAACGAGCATTATCAAATTGCTCAGCAATAGTTATGTAAGTTTCTGACATCGTCGGTGGAGTGTCTATTAATAACCAATCAGTATCCTCTTTGATATTATTTGATAGATTTTTAATAAATCTAGATATACTATTTTTCGTTGGTATCTTAGTTGATTCGAATGTATGAACAGAAACCCCATCTATTTTATTAATGTTAGGGGTTGTCACATCCATATCAGCAACAGCAATATTTCCACTTAAAGATGAAGCTAAACCTTTAACAAGCCATGTTTTTCCAACGCCACCTTTGGCAGAATTTATGATTAGTAATTTCATTGGTCTATTTCCTCACAAACTAGTGAATATATTTTTATTAATGAGGATAGCTCTAGTTTATCCCAATCGACATCATATGACAAGCTAGCTACAATGTTCCTCTTTCTCTGTTGGTTTTTTATTTCTGCTAACTCTTTTTCTGTACCTGGTACTAAGTAACTTGAAAATAAAGAGTGCCCTCCAGAAGTTCTACCTGTTTTTCTGTTAAATCTCCGGTTTTGTCCGCAAATAATCATGGTTTTAGTTAACCTGGTTATTTCCATAACTGTTGGTTTTGATAATGGCCCACCACCCCTGCATATGACTTCGTCGCCTACTTTAAGTTCGTATAATTTCATTATTTCTCCTCCAAAGATTGTTTAACAAGGTGTATATGTGGGAATACTTGACCCCTATGTTTTGAATTTTTAACTTTATATTGATAGCCATTTTTAACTTTAAGGATATGGCCAATTATTTTTCCCTCAAGGCGTACTATAGTTTGTGCACCTTTACTAGTGAATTTTTGTTCATAAGCTATCATTTTTAAGATTCCTCGTTTTTTTCTGCATCTATACACCATACTTGATAGCCCAGTAATAAATCAGGGTCATGGACTATACAACATCTGGAATTATGTTGATCATCAAGTGCCCCTGACCAACTTTCAATTAGGCCATTACCGGTGCTAAATGATCCTTTTGGGTATTTTTCAAGAAGAACCCATACTTGATCGTAGACAGATTCACCATCCCAATCATTTTGTTTGCCATTTTCATTTTCTTCGCATACTAATAGTTTAAATCTTGCGCCAATGGCTAAGTCTCCTATTGTTAATAGCATTGCTCTGATCTCTCTGCGGATTTTTTAGTCATATCAGCTATTACTTGTTGAAAAATAAAACCAAGCAGACAAGCTAATAGGACCATTTTAGTAGTTTCTATAACGCATTCTTTAAGTATAACCAAGTCTAATGGCCCTACATCAAAATATTTTTTGTAAAGTTCTATCATTTTGTTGCCACCATTGATTGTTGGCCTTTTTTAAAAGCATCTTCCATGATATCTTGTAATTCTATTGCAGATAAATCCTGACAAATGCATTCAAAAAAGTTGGCATCTTTATAGGGCAAGTTATCGTTTTTTAGTTGTTTTTGCAATTTACCATGTAATGCACATGCGTAATCTTCAAAATTGTAAGTAGGTGTCATTTTTTACTCCTTTGGTAAAAGTTAGTTTGTATTAATAAATTTGGGTTTTATGTTGTTTAAAGGGTTTAACTAAATAATTCTTCATTTGAATAATGATAAATTACTAGAGAAGGATCTTTAATAGAAACTTCAAAAACATCACACTGATCTTCTAATGCAATTTCTGTAGCATCATTAAATGTAAGTGAAGTACCAAAATGTTTTATTGAAGAATCAATATAATTTTTAGAAATTGCAGGAATGAAAATTGTTTTCGCAGTCATTTTTACACCTTTGGTAAAAGTTAGTTTGTATTAATAAATATGTCCGTTAGATTCTTTAAATTGTTTAGTCACACCATAATAATCTGCACATTGACAGATTAATTTATGTGCTCTCCTATGTTCTATACTTCCATGAGGATTTTGTTGCTGTATTTTAATTGCAGCAACTACTTGAGGAGTTTGGTAAAATTCTTGTTGAGTCATTTTTACACCTTTGGTAAAAGTTTTATTTGTTGTTTCAATAAAGTTATTATAACGCAGTTTCAGTAAAAGTAAAAACTTTTTTTACTTAAATCTAGGGAAAGTTGATAGTAGTAATGATGAGTGGAATATCGCTTGGGATTTTAATTGTTCAAGTGTTCCATTATTATCAATAAGTATCATTCTTGATGGGTCATAATGAATTGTCATAGAGGTAATTGGTTCATTATCTAAATGATCGCTCCTATCAACCCAATAAATAACATCAAATAATCCTTGTTGAATGCAACTTTGGTATTCTTGTACAGCTCTCATACCTACATACATAGACTGCATTCTAAATACTTCTTTTGCAAATCTAGACCAATCTGGAGTGTTATATTCTTTTATGCTTTCATGCCAATAAACCCTGTTGTTAGCTCTATCCTCATAAGCATCTTCGATAGTTGAATATTTATTTATAAAATTTGGGTCAGACTGTAACTTCTCAAATAAGAAAAGATCAAGGGCCATCAGTGAAGTAGGCGACTGATTTGGTATCAACCAATCTGCAAAAGTATCTTTACCATGCCTTGCATGACCTAATACAAGTACCCTTGGACTTCTTTTAATGATAGAGGTATCATTATCAACTGGTGAATTAAGAATAGATCCAACATCAGCAGGTTTAAAACCTGGTGGTTTTATCAAGTCAATTTGCCAACCTTTTTTAGATCTCTCCTTATGCGCATTTTGTCCAACTTGCTTTTGAAAATTTGAAAGCATAACTGTTAACAACCCAGGATTAACAGGAAACCCATGCTCAGTCATTGTTCCTGCTACAAAAATTGATAAATCCAAAAGGGCATCATATTTGTCTTCTAAGGTTTCAGCATTTATATATTCATTTAGTTCCTCAGTAATACAAGACACCCTGAATTCTTTCTCTTCTTGTGATAAATTTCTCGGTGGGCCAACATAATCTATACCCAACCTACTATAGTTAGCTTTTATTAGTTTACCTAAGTCCATAATTTCCTCTTCAATAATTGTAGAAGCAACAAAATAGCATAATGTATAGTTATTGTAAAATATAAAATCATAAAAATAAATTATAAAAGTACTTTACATATTAATGTCTATACAATACAATTATTAATCTTAGTTACTATTTTGTTTGAGGAGACGTGTATGCAAGTAGATAAGTTATTGATTGATTCATTTATAAAAATTTTAAATGAAGGTTACAAAGTTAATGATGATCGCACTGGCGTTGGAACAACTAAAGTATTTGGCGAAGTCTACCGAATAAAAGTTGATGAACAAGCGTTTCCAATTAATAAATCAAAACATATTTATTTTAAAGGTATTGTTACAGAATTATTATGGATGATGAATGGTGGTGACAATATAGAATATTTAAAAAATCATAATGTTAATTACTGGGATCAATGGGCTGATGAGAATGGTGATTTAGGCCCGATATATGGTTATCAATGGCGTCGTGGTTTTAGAAGTGTTGATGATTTTGGGCAAGGCTACGCTATAGATCAACTACAATTGTTAATAGATACCATAAAAAATAATCCAAATGACAGGAGACAATTAGTTTCTGCATGGAATGTTGGTGACTTAGATAAAATGCGCTTACCTCCTTGCCATTATGTTTTTCAAACATGTGTCAGAGGTGATCATTTAGATTTGATGATGCATCAAAGATCCTGCGATATGTTTTTGGGTGTCCCTTTTGATATTGTTCTTTATTCACTTTTACTATGTATTTTAGCTAGGTTAACCGATAAAAAGCCTGGGGACTTTATTTGGACTGGTGGTGATTGCCACATATATGATAACCACCACCAGCAAGTAAAAAAACAAATTATTAATTTCAATCAGGCAAAGTATAGAGGTAGTGACATATTGAAGAGAGAAGCTAAACTCAATTTCAATGAACATATAGACTTTTCAGATCTGCAAAGCTTTTTGAATACAACATTGTCTGAACCAGGAAGAGTAACACTAGATAATTATCAATCAATGGGTACAATACCGGCAGAAGTAGCAGTTTAAGAAAACAGGTGACGACTAGACGAACGACCTTAATTACTGTGTATGGCAACATGGGCCCGCGAAACCCAAGCTATATAACCGGCGCCAAACAGTTCAACTAGTGACAGGAGGGAGAGACCCCAATAGCGCATAAAACCGGTTAATGAGCCTGGAAACAATAACCAAAAAGTAAAAGTCGGCAACAGTTTTTTATGCACTAGTTAACTCGCTGTAGCTCAATTGGATTAGAGCAACGGGCTTCTACCCCGTAGGTTGTAGGTTCGAGTCCTATCAGCGAGGCCATTTTATTAAATTAGAGAAAGTAAATTATGACTGATGAAAAAATAGAAGTATGGGACCATGGTAAAGCAAGATGGAAGATGACACTTCCATCTGGTGAAGTTGTTCATATTGAAAGTTTACAGAAATATTGTGATGCTAAAGATCTAAATTACCAAATGATTTTGCGTAAACATCATGCTGATGGTGATCCATACAAAGACTATAAATTAGAAAAGTTGGATTAAAGAATATTATGACTGAAGTAATATTCAAAACCGAGCCTTACGACCACCAAGGCGTTTACTTTGATCAGTATAAGAAAAAAGTTTTTTTTGCTAATTTATGTGAGCAAGGTACTGGAAAATCATGGATGGAGTTGGCGCATTCTGTTTACCTTTTTAAGAGAGGGCTTATTAATTGTATTTTATTAATAGCACCTAATGAAGTTCATGCTAACTTTATTGAACAAGAAATACCTAAGCATTTATCCCTGGATGAGTCTGAGTATAAAGCTGTTGTTTTCCGTTCTACTATGAAAAAGAAAGATGAAAAACAATTGATGGAGGCAATACAAAATTTCGATGATCAAGTATTAAAAATTGTTGCTGTTAATATAGAAGGTGTGATATGGCCGAAAGCAACTGCAGTGATAAAGCATCTTATAAAACATTTTAAAGTAATGTGTATTGTTGATGAATCAACTAGAATAGCTAACCCTCAGGCTAAAGTTACAAAAAGAATGTTAAAGTATGGACCCCAATTTACTGCCAGGAGGATAGTAACCGGTACACCTATTGATAAAAAACCACTTGCCGCGTGGAGTCAGTTTGAATTTCTAAGCCCACAAATATTTGATATGCCCTATATAGCGTTCAGAGCTAAGTTTGCAATAATGAAAGAAAAAGTTATTAAAACAAAATCTGGTATGGATGTCACACAAAAATTTCCAGTAGGGTATAGGAATTTAAATCAATTGGGGGAGATTATTGACAAATACTCCTACCGTGTTTTGAAACAAGATTGTTTGGATTTGCCTGATAAAGTTTATAAACAAATTAACTTGGATATGGATCCATTGCAAAGAAAAGTTTATACAGCAATGCTAGAAGAGTTATTGTATATGTTTAATAATGAATTAATTTCTGCCGGTTCTGTACTTGAACAATTGCTACACTTATCCAGGATAACGGGAGGTTTCGCTAAACAGGAGGAACCGTTGCCAAAAAACCCAAAAATAACCTGGGTGAAGGATAATATAGAAGACTACACTGAAAGTGGAAAGGTCATCATATGGGCAAGATTTGTTGATGAAATGAAGCTAATACAAAAAACTTTAGGAAAATCTTGCATCCTTGTTTATGGTCAAACGCCCAAATCAGAAAGAAGTGAATTATTTGAAAAATTTAGAACTGATGAAAGTATAACAACAATGGTTGCTAACCCAAAAGTTGTTGGTATTGGGCTAACGTTTCTTGAAGCAGTAACACAAATTTATTATTCTAATGGTTATGAGTTAGAAGTCAGAAGACAATCAGAAGACAGGAGTCACAGGATTGGACAAACAAATAAAGTATTATATATTGACCTAGTTTTAAGAAACTCCATTGATGAAAAAGTTATCGACAGTTTAAAAATGAAGAGGGAAATTTCAGATATTGTACTTAAAGACCCTAAATGCAATTGGTTAAGCTAGTAAAATAATAATTTACAAATTAATTTTACTAGCTTACAATAGTTATTACTTATAATTTGAGGAAATTAAAATGAGCGAAAAAAAATTAGGGTCTATCCAAGACCTTATGGAGTCAGACCAAGAAGATAAAAAAGTAGATCTCCCCAGTTCTGACAAAGTGACTGATTTAACACAACTTGTCACGAGCTATCAAGATTGTGACAACCGAATTAAGCAATTAGAATTATTACTGAAAGATGAAAAAGCCACTTTGAGAAAACTAGGGGAAGTTGATATCCCTGAGGTATTCATAGAAATGGGTAACATACAACAGTTCACTTTATCTAGTGGCTTGAAAATATCTGTTAAACCTGATTGCGCGGTGTCAGTTAAAAAAGGTGAAGAAGAATCAGCATTTGAATTCTTAGAGCAACATGGCTTAGGGCCAATTATTAAAAGTAATTTTAATATTACCTTTGGAAAAGATGACCAAGCATTAATAGACCAAACTAGAAAAATACTCAATCAAGAAGGCTTAGACCATGTTGAAAAACGAGCTGTTCATGCGTCTACATTAAAATCTAGTATAAAAAAATTAACTGAATCGGGGACACAAGTTCCAGAGTCCTTTAATTATTATTCTTACAACAAAACTGTTATTAAATAGAGGAAACCAAAATGCCTAAAAAAGAAGTTGCTGAAAAGCAAAATACTAATTTATCTATCATGAATATGGAGGAAGATGCGTCACAGGGCTTTGAGCAAATGGGCCAAGATGATTTTGTGATGCCATTTCTACGCATCTTACAAAAAACTAGTCCAGCGGTCGATGAAGATGACCCAGAGTATATTGAAAATGCGAAACCTGGTATGTTTATAAATACTGCCACAAAAGAACTTTTTGAAGCACCAGTAAGCGTTGTTCCTTGTGCTTATGAAAGAACATTTTTGGAATGGGAACCAAATCAAGGGGGTTTAGTAGGTACTGTATCTAAAGATGATGCATTAAAATTACCAAAAGATGAGTCTGGTAGAGGAATTACGGATGCGGGTAACGAAGTTTTTGACACGCGTAACCACTTTATGTTGCTTTTAACAGATAATGGCCCACAACCTGTTTTGATGTCTTTCAAATCCACACAGATTAAAAAGTCAAAGACCTGGAATACAGTTGCATCGAATCTCAGAATTGACGGCAAAAATGGTAAGTTTATGCCCCCCTTGTTCAGCCACATTTATCAGTTAGATTCTGTGACTGAGAGCAACGATCATGGTACCTGGAAAGGTTCACAGTTAATTGGGTCACCAACTTTGATTGAAGATCCAGAACTATACATCGCAGCGAAAGAGTTTTCTGAGATGGTTAGCAAAGGGGAAGCTAAAGTTGATCATGAAGCTAATACTGAAACTGGTTCAGCCCCTTCATCAAGTAGCGAAGCTGAAGAGTTCGGAGATAGTTAATTCAGCTATGGTTGGTCAATGAGTTCTTGGGGGGTTCTCCGGGGGGCCAATCTCATTGACCAACTTTCACTAAGAGGAAATAAAAAATGAATGATATGAATAGACCATCATCACATGCTGTATATATGCAAGTTGCTAAAACTATTGCTATGCGTGCAACTTGTGCTAGAAGAAGAGTTGGATGCGTTTTAGTTAACGATAAAAACCAGGTATTAAGCACAGGCTATAATGGTGTTGCATATGGTACTGAACATTGTATAAATAGTCCTTGCCCCGCGGCGACGGCTAAATCTGGTACTAAGCTAGATGAGTGCAAAGCAATACACGCTGAACAAAACGCTTTATTACAATGTTCAGATGTAAGTAAAATAAATATTACTTATGTTACGACATCACCTTGTATGCACTGCATAAAATTATTATCGAATACTGGTTGTTCTATGATAGTAGTAGATGAGAAATATAGAAATTTTGATGAAGTTGAGGAATTTTGGGTTAGTACGAGGGAAGATAGATCTATTCTAACACTGCCTGAATGTGAAAAAATTGAATATGTAAATAACTCATTATCGGAGGAATAATGCAAAGTCTTCCAAATTTAAAAAATGCAAAAAGGTTATGTATTGATACAGAGACCAAAGACCCTAATTTATTTACAACTGGTCCATCAATAAGAACTGGTGGTTATATGGTTGGCATATCTGTGGCCACTGATGATGCTTCGTGGTATTTTCCTTTTGATCATGCACAAGGAAATAATATGGATAAAGAACAGGTACTTGCATGGGCTAAAGATAATTTCAGTACCAACTGTGATAAAGTTTTCACCAATGCTTTATATGACTTGGATTATCTTCAACATGCTGGGGTTAAAGTAAATGGTAGAATAATAGATATCCAAGTTGCTGAACCATTGATTGATGAAAATGCTTTCACGGGTTATTCACTAGATAAATTGGCTAATAAATATTTAGGGATAGGTAAAACTGATGAAGAGCTTTATGAGTATTGCGCCATGCACTTTGGTGGAAAACCAACGAGGAAACAAGCTGGAAATATTTGGAGG